GTCTCTTGGCCGGGCATTTCGGTACTGGAGGATCTTCCTCAGTACTACGGCGAAGAGATGCCGGCGGATGTGGTCGTCGACCCGGCGCTCTTGACAGCTACCGGAGGTGATCCAGAGGTGAAGATGCCGTTCAAGAAGAGCGGAACTGCCGCGTCGGCGAACCTCGACGACGTGCGCAGAAGCTTCTACCAGGACTACGTGGCGTCGAACAACGATGCGAACTGGTGGTGGATCCAGGCCATCCTTGTCGACCCAAACGAGCTCGTGGTGGAAGACGACGAGTCGGGTCAGCTCTTCAAGCTGTCCTTCGCGTCGGATGCAGAGGGAGCGGTCAGCTTCGGCGACCCGCAGCCTGTTCGCATCGATTACATTCCAGACACACTGGAAGCCAACAAGGCTGCGGCATCGTTCGTCGCGGCAACCCTGGCAATCGGCAGGACAGTTGCCGCAAGCTGGGACAACCGGGAGGACAGCGTCCTTCCTCAACCCGAAACAGGAGGTTCGATGGATCCCAAGCAGATCCGTGAGCGCCTGGGACTGCCGGAGGACGCGTCCGACGAGCAGCTTCAGGAGACCCTCCGCGAGCTGAACGCCGCAGTTGGCGTCACGCCAGAGGTCGAAGTGGGCACGGCTGCCACTCCTCCCGCTGGCGAGGCACCTGCGGCAGACGCTCCGCCGGAGTCCGCTCCCGTTGCCGAGCAGCCTGCTGCTGTGGCGGCGAGCGGTGCGCTTCCGCCGGGCACAGTCCTGGTGGACAAGACGCAGTACGAAGGACTCGTCGCTGCGACGAAGGAGTCTTCGGACTTCATCACCAAGCAGCGCGAGAAGGAGCGGGAGGGCGTCGTGGCCGCAGCCATCGCGGACGGCCGCATCTCTCCCGCAAGCAAGGGCGACTGGCTCGAGTTGCTCAAGGTGGACCGGAACGGCGAGGCCACCCTGGCGTCTCTCAAGCCCGGTCTGATCCCTGTCGAGCTGAGGGCGCACGGCGACGTGGCGGCCAGCGGCGAGGGCGGGGACGGCATCACCGCGGAACTGGTCGGCGACTGGTCGTCGGCTCTGTTCCCGGAGGTTCGTGCTCAGCGCGAGCACGATGCGATGGTTGCCGCTGGCAACGCGATGTCGCGTCGCTCTCGTGTCCAGGCCGACGCCAGCTATCGGAGGTAGAGATGAACAACGAGTGCATCTCATACTTCGAGGCTGCGTACACCCAGAAGATCACGGTGCATGCGGCATACGCCATCACCGGCAAGACGTTCGTGGGGCCGCTGACGACCTACCAGTCGCAGGGTCCTGGTCTTGCCAACGATCCTCTGGCGGCCAACGACGGTGGCAACCTCATCGCCGCCGCTGCTCCGACGGCTGGTGGCGCTGTCTCCGGCGTCGCTGGCTGGGACGTCGCCATCAACGGCAAGTGTCCCATCATCCGCGGAGCGGGCACATTCGTGCCCGTGACGTCGGGTGCCGCAGTGACGGCAGGACAGGCTCTGAAGGTCGACACCCAGGGTCGCGTTCTGCTGGCAACGACCGGCAGCGTCATCGTCGGGTACGCTCATTCCACCGTCGGCAGTTCCGGTCTCGACGTGATCGTCGAGCTTGCTGCCACGGCCACCCAGGTCCTGTCACCCTAACCCAGAGGGAGGTGAAAAATGCGCAACAACATGCCAGCACGTGTTCTTCAGATCGATCACGGCCCGCGCGTCTATGTCGACGACCCGACGGTCTCCGACCTGGTCATCGCAGGCCGCATGGATCCGGAGTTCGAGCGTGCACGCTTCAAGGCGGCCAGTGACTTCGTCGCTGCTCGCTTCGAGGGACCTCCCGCTGTTGCCGCCGCTCCGTATCCCGGCGCGGTCGTCAACCCGCTGGCGGCACCGACGTTCAGCGGCACGGTGTTCCAGATCGACATCGCTCTTCAGAATCCCACGCGGGTTCTGACGCCGATGGTTCTCGACCTGACTCGGCAGCGGTTCTTCGTGGACCGCGTGTTCCAGTCGGCAGGCGGAGTCACCGGCGGCGCTGTCATCTACGACATCGTGGTGACGCCCGACTACTACGCCGACCGCGACGTTCAGCGTGTCGAGCCGGGGTCGGAGTTCCCGATCGTGTCGTTCAGCCGCCGCGCACCGGCAGCGGCTGTCGTCGAGAAGTGGGGCGGCAAGTTCTACTTCCTCGACGAGGCAAGGGACCGCAACCAGGTCTCGGAGTTCACCAAGGCAATGCGTCAGCTGTCGAACACGATCGTGCGCAAGATCAACCAGAGGGGCATCCAGATCCTGGAGGCCTTCATCACGGCCAACTCGCGCACGTTCACCGGCGTCAGCTGGGGCAGCGTCAACACGACGTATGCCTCGGGGTCCAACTGGCCCCTGTTCCCGGCAAGGGATTTCGCCAAGGCGGATCTCATCGCCGAGCAGGACGAGATGGACATGGACTACAACCTGTGGGTGCTCAACCCCACCGAGATGTTCAACCTGGAGGGCATCTACGGCGACAAGCTCGCCGCGCTGCTCGACAGCTACGACATCGACATCTTCGTCACCAACCGGCAGACTGCCGGCCAGGCGTATGCCATCGCAGAGGGCAACGTCGGCGAGATGCGGGTCGAGCAGCCGCTCACCACGGAGACGTGGCGCGATCCGAACGGGAAGCAGCAGACCTGGGTCCAGTCCAGCGTCCGGCCGCTCATGTACGCCAACAACGCCTTCGCCGTTCTCAAGGCGACAGGTCTGACGTAGGAAGGAGGCGACAATGAAGAAGATCATCAAGCATCGCCTCTTCACCTGGTTCGAGAGGACAGCGAACCCGGTCGATCCCAGTGGCGGCGAGGTGCTCACCGAGCGCATCGCGCGCATGGGCGAGGAGGCGGACATCACCAACCCGGACTACGTCAAGCGTGGCGAGGAGTTGGACGCCTTCTATACGGACAAGGAGGCGGAGGCGATCCGCAAGGGAACGTACAACGGCTCGGACGCCGAGGCGCTGTACTTCCACCGCAACGCGATGGCGGGACAGTCGGCTCCTGCCCAGCGCGTCATTCAGCCCATGGACGACGAGGGAGTGGACGTTGCTGCCCTCGACGCCGAGCAGCTGGCGGAGTACATCAAGGAGAACCGTCTCAACGTCGATCAGACCGTCGCGCTTGCCGGCGACGATGTCGACTCGATCGAGAAGGTGCTCGACGCAGAGAACCTTGCGACGGAGAACGAGCCGCGCAAGGGAGTCACCGACCGCCTCGAAGCGAAGCTGTCGGCGACGACCCAGTCCTGACCGTCGCGTGGGGTGGGGAGGGCAACCTCCCCATCCCTCCTGACTCAAGAGAGGAAACATGACCAAGACACTTCTCAATGGTCGCCTCGTCACCGACGGTACGGGCAGGCTCTTCATCCACCCGATCGACGGTGACACAGGCGAGCCTGCTGTGAACCTACACCTCAGAGCCGAGGACGGGCAGGGCACTGACGAGCTCATCCCTGGCATGGTCGAGTGCACGTGGGATCAGGACCTCGGTGGTTTCGTTGAGTTGCTTCCTGGAGAGGAGTCGCACAACGAGCGGCACCATTCCGGAATCGCTCACCAGATCAGCGGGACGTCTGGGCCCTTGTACGACGGGGAGGGCAACCTGGTGTACGAGGGTGACCCGCACCACGTCTACCCGATGCCCAACGACCCGCACTACGACGAGGACGCTCCGAACAAGACCAAGACCGTTCTCATCCCTGACGCGATCGCGTCCATGGAGACCTCTCACACGGAGGCATACAGCTCATGAATCTCGCAACCGCCGGCAGCACCAAGATGATCGTGCGGACGAGCCCATGGGTTCCGTGCCCCGCGATCGAGGAGTTGTTCCCGCAGTGGCCGAGCAAGCTGAAGGACTACTTTGGCAAGCTGCTCGGTCTGCCGCTCAAGGATCGCATCGCGGTTCTGATGTCAGGGTCGATGGCGTTCACGCTCAGCAAGGCTCTGATCGATCTGCCTTTCGGGGCGACGGCGTTCGGCCTGACCAATACGACGCTGTACCACGGCCTGTGGGCGGCAGCGCTCGACGACACCCTCGCCGGTAACACCGGCTCGGAATCGGCATACACGAGCTACGCTCGCCTCGGTCTGACGAACAACACAACGATCTTCGCTGCGGGGTCGGGCACCACTACCTACACGAAGACGTTCCCGTCGGATGCCACCAAGTCGTTTGCGACGAG